TGATTGGGATATGAATAAACTTTTTATTCTTACCCTAGATATTGAGGTTCGTTGTGATAATGGATTTCCTGATCCTGAATTAGCCGAAGAGGAGATGCTTTGTATCACGGTTAAGAATCATGCCAATGGTGAGATTCTTGTTTGGGGTCTGGAAGATTATTCTAATGATCGTAAAGATGTAAATTATTTTCATTGTCGTGATGAGAAACATCTATTAGAAAAATTCCTTGAATTCTGGGACTATATTGGTCCAGATGTTATTACAGGTTGGAATGTTAAGTTCTTTGATATTCCGTATCTCTGCAATCGAATTAAAAAAATTTTAGACGAAGAAGAAATCCAAAGACTGTCGCCTTGGGGTGTTGTACATTCAAGAATGGCGCATATGGTAAATCGTCAGATGCTTATGTTTGACATTTTAGGTGTTTCTATATTAGATTATCTAGACTTATATAAAAAATACACTTATACCAATCAAGAGTCATATGCTTTAAATCATATTGCATATGTAGAGTTGGGTGAAACTAAACATGAAAACCCACATGAAACATTCCGAGATTGGTATACTAATGATTATCAGTCGTTTGTAGATTACAATATACAGGACGTTGAATTAGTAGATCGTCTTGAAGCTAAGATGAAACTTATTGAGTTACATTTAACAATGGCGTATGAAGCCAAGATTAATCCAAACGATGTGTTCTCACAGGTTCGTATGTGGGATGTTATTATATATAATTTTTTAAGAGAGAAAAATTTTATAGTACCTATGAAAAAACCATCTAGAAAGGATGATAAGTATGAAGGTGCATATGTAAAAGATCCACAGACGGGACTACATAATTGGGTGATGTCATTTGACTTAAACAGTCTATATCCACATTTGATTATGCAGTATAATATTTCACCAGAAACAATGTCAAAAGAAGGTAATGGTCAGGTTAATGTTGAAAAGATGTTAAAGAAAGAAGTTGATATACCTGATGATGGATATACAGTAACCCCGAACGGAGCCAGATTTCGTACAAACCAACATGGGTTTCTTCCTGCATTGATGGAGAAGTTTTATAGTGATCGGGTGAAGTTTAAAAAATGGACTTTAGAAGCTAAGCAGAGATATGAAGATACTAAAGATCCAAAATATAAAAATGAAGTTTCAAAATATAATAACATTCAGATGGCAAGAAAGATTGCATTGAATAGTGCTTATGGAGCCATCGGTAATCAATACTTTCGTTATTATGATACAAGATTAGCAACTGCTATAACAACAGCGGGTCAATTATCAATTCGTTGGATTGAAAATGCTATGAATAATTATTTGAATAAAATATTAGGAACAGAAAATGAAGATTATATCATTGCATCAGATACAGATTCGATTTACGTCACTTTTGACCAATTGGTACATAAATCTTTTAATGGACGAACTGATGTGTCCCAAGAACAAATTATATCCTTTCTCAATAAAGTGGCTAAAAAGAAAATTGAACCTTATATTGATAAGTGTTATCAGGAGCTTGCAGAATATGTAAATGCTTATGAACAAAAGATGGAGATGGCTAGGGAAGTCATTGCTGATAAAGGTATTTGGACTGCAAAGAAACGATACATATTAAACGTACATGACAGTGAGGGTGTACGATATGCAGAGCCTCAATTAAAGATCATGGGTATTGAGGCAGTCAAATCTTCTACCCCAGAGCCTTGTAGAGATATGATTAAGACTGCATTAAAGGTAATCATTAATGAAGATGAAACAAAATTAAATACATTCATACAAGATTTTCGTAAAGAATTTATGGCTATGCCAGCTGAACGTATTGCATATCCAAGATCATGTAACGGTTTAAAGAAGTGGGCAGATAGTTCATCAATCTTTAAGAAAAGTTGTCCTATGCATATTAAGGGTGCATTGATATATAATTACTTATTGAAAAAGAATAAGCTATCTCACAAGTATCCTTTTATACAAGAGGGTGACAAGATAAAATTTATAGAACTTCGGACTCCGAATAGTATGCAGGCTAATGTCATTTCATTTATGACAAAACTTCCAAAAGAATTTGACTTGCAAGAAACGATAAACTATGATATAATGTTTGATAAGAGTTTTGTTGAACCGTTGACATTCATATTAGACCAGATAGGATGGAATGTTGATAGAAGTTATGGGACACAAAGGACATTAGAGGCGTTGTTTGGATGATTGTTAATACATTATGGGGCAAAGAAGAACTCCTTGATACAAAACGATGTTCAGAGTGTGGCAAGGAATATCCTAAAACTAATCAATATTTTGGTATTGCTAGTGGTGGTAACTATTTTAGAGGAACTTGTAAATTATGTGGTATAAAGAATAGTCGAATTACAAAAAAACTTAAAGAACAATATCCAACACCAATAAATCATGTATGTCCTATATGTAAGATAGATGAGCAAGGCCTTATTAATAAAGGATATAAAATTAAGTGGTGTTTAGATCACGACCATAAGGCAGGTAAGTTTAGAGGATACTTGTGTGATAACTGTAATACAGCAATCAGTAAACTACAGGATGATGTAACCATATTAGAGAGCGCAGGGAGATATTTGTCCCAATGATACAAGAATTATATGATTATTTGAAAGAGCATGACTTCTACCTAAACAAGGGAGAGTTTCGTTATTGCACAGAGAAGTATGGTAAGGAAGTTTTTCGTGAAACAATTTCGTACTATGTTGCCGAAGAACGGCCGCCATTTCCTTTTCGAGAAATACCGTACAGTGATATGGTAGATAACTTTCGTAAACTTCAGAAGGCAGATTATACAAATTTTATTACACCAATAGAGCAGATAGAAAATGAAGTAGTTGAGAAGTATGATGACTACAAATATGAGTTTCGGACTTGCGGACAGGGCATTATAGACGGTCCTACGGCATATAATCTGTGTTCCGACTATTTTATGAATCATTTACGCTTACGGTGTGGTTCGTATGGTTACATGGCACCTGCACAAGTTTGGGAAGAAGGAACTGCAAAGAAGATATGGTCATCTATCGGTGGGTTGTGGAGAGGTGTAAACAGTACACAAGATTTAAGTCCAAAGAGTATAATGGAAGTATTACGTCTTGGGACATATATTGCAACTCAGTTTAAACCTATTGTTGCAAAGGTCATTTATAATATGACAGATGCCAAGACTGTACTTGATACGTCTATGGGTTGGGGTGATAGACTAACAGGATTTTTTGCATCAAATGCTACACACTATATTGGGTGTGATCCAAACCCAAATACATTTAAAATATATTCTGAAATGATAAAAGAATATAGTAAGATGGCACCAGGTAAGACTACAGAGATATACCGATGTGGTGCTGAAGATTTACCATGGGAGAGAATTAAGAATGTAGATTGTGCATTTACTAGTCCGCCATATTTTTCTACAGAACGATATAATGAAGGTGGACAGTTTGAAGAAGATCAATCTTGGGCAAAGTTTAATGAATATGAAAAATGGCGTGATGAATTTTACTTACCAGTTGCACTAAATAGTTTTAACGCTTTAAGTGATAATGGATTTTTATTGACTAACATTATGGATCCAAAAATTAAGGGGACTAGGTATCATTCATGTGATGAATTGGTAGATAGTCTCCAGCCTGATTTTCTAGGACAAATTGGAATGAGAATCATGCAGCGACCTCAAGGGAAGAACAAATTTAAAACAAAAGAGGAGTTGGTGGAGTTTATGAACAAACTCTACATAGAAAATGTATGGTGTTTTGGAAAAAACAAAATATTTGATTTCTGGCGCCATACTAGACGGGCAACTCTGGAGGGATTATTTTAATTGTTAGTAGCTGTATATGAAAATAAGAGATACCAAACTTTTTATATACCTTATGAGAAAAAGGAAGAGTTAAAAAAGTTGTTTGCAGAAGAAGGTATCAAATGGTACACAATGGGATGGAGTGAAGGAGAAAAAGAAAATGTCGAACTTCTTGAAAAATGTAATTAAGGAAACAGGTAATGAATATGGTACGATTGTTAGTGATGGCCTTTCTACCGCTGATGTTAGTGGGTATGTGGATACTGGCTCTTATATTTTTAATGCCCTTGTATCTGGTAGTTTGTACGGTGGAATACCTAAAAACAAAATTACAGCGATTGCGGGAGAGTCTGCGACTGGCAAGACGTTCTTTGTTCTAGGTGTTTGTAAGGCGTTTTTAGAAGATAATCCTGATGGTAGTGTGGTGTTTTTTGAAAGTGAATCAGCTATCACTAAAGAGATGATTGAAAGTCGTGGTATAGATTCTGCTCGTATGGTGATACTGCCTGTGACTACAGTACAAGAGTTTCGTTATCAATCATTAGCTGTATTAGATGCATATGAAGATACAGGTGAAGGTAAACCTTTGTTGTTGTGTCTTGACAGTCTCGGTATGTTATCTACAACAAAAGAGATTGAAGATACAGAGGCAGGTAAAGAAACAAAAGATATGACACGGTCACAGATTGTTAAAGCTACATTTCGTGTACTGACATTGAAACTTGGTAAACTTGGTGTGCCTATGATAATGACTAACCACACCTATGATGTTATTGGTTCTATGTTCCCACAGAAAGAAATGGGAGGTGGGTCGGGCCTCAAGTATGCTGCATCAACAATCATTTATCTATCAAAGAAGAAGGAAAAGGTTGGAACAGAAATTGTTGGTAATATAATTCATTGCAAAACATATAAGTCTAGATTAACTAAAGAGAATCAGATGGTAGATGTTAGATTGTCTTATACAAAAGGTTTAGATAGACATTACGGACTACTTGACTTGGCCGAGAAACATGATATAATAAGTAAAGTATCTACCAGGTATGAATTGCCTGATGGATCAAAGATATTTGGTAAACAGATTAACGAAGATCCAGAAAAATATTTTACGGAAGAAATTATGTTAAAATTAGAAGATGCAGCACATAAAGAGTTTTGTTATGGTTGAAAAGTACGATACAGTAGAACATAAAAAGACTGGTGAAGCTGCCTTTAGAATTAGAGAAGGTAAGTTTAAAGGTATAATCTATAATTATGTGAATGTTAAATTTCCTATATATGATGATGATGGTGGGTTGATTGATCCAGAGTTAGCGGCAGAGTTGCCTTTGAGATTTAATTTTGATATTTTATCAAATCCAACAGATTATACAATGGAACAATTGGAAAAAAATGATGAGTTTGGTACTATATTGGGAGATATATTGCTAACTGAATTAAAAGAAGCCTTAGACCGAGATGCACTGAAATTTAATTATGAGAATAGAAACAACAATACTGAGCAGTCTACTTTACAATGAAGAATACACTAGAAAGGTAATACCATTTATACGTCAAGAATATTTTTCCGATCATACAGAACGGACGATATTCAAAACGATTAATGATTATGTAGAAAAATATAATAACAGTCCTACAATAGAATCACTTAATATTGATATTCAGAAAGCTGTTTTAAATGAAGATCAACATAAAACGATTCAAGGATATCTTTCTGAACTTTCCCCATCAGAATCAGATTTTCAATGGTTAGTAGACCAAACTGAAAACTGGTGTAAAGACCGAGCCATATATAATGCCATATTTTCTGGCATACAAATTATAGATGGTCAAGATAAGAAACAGGCTCCAGAAGCTATCCCAGAAATTTTGTCCGATGCACTTGCAGTATCTTTTGATACTCATGTCGGACATGACTATATCGAACAATCTGATGAACGGTTTGATTTTTATCATACTGTAGAAGAAAAGATTCCGTTTGATTTAGAATTTTTTAACAAAATAACTAAAGGCGGTATACCGAACAAAACATTGAATATTGTTTTGGCTGGTACAGGTGTGGGTAAATCTTTATTCATGTGTCATGTTGCTGCGTCTACATTAATGCAAAATCTCAATGTATTGTATATAACATTAGAGATGGCTGAACAGAAAATTGCCGAACGTATAGATGCAAACCTTATGAATATTTCTTTGGATGATTTACACGATTTACCAAAGAGAATGTTTACTGATAAGATTGGACGCATTAAGAAAAAGACCACAGGACAATTGATAGTCAAAGAGTATCCTACTGCATCAGCACATTGTGGTCATTTTCGTGCATTGTTAAATGAGTTAGCTTTAAAGAAATCTTTTAGACCAGATATTGTATTCGTAGATTATCTAAATATATGTCAGTCTAGTAGATTTAAAATGGGAAACAGTATTAACTCATATTCGTATATAAAATCTATTGCAGAAGAAATGAGGGGTCTTGCAGTAGAATTTAATATACCAATTATGAGCGCAACGCAAACGACAAGAAGTGGGTTTGTATCAACAGATGTAGGTTTGGAAGATACCAGTGAATCATTTGGGTTACCAGCGACAGCCGATTTAATGTTTGCAATTATATCTACAGAAGAATTAGAAAAATTAAATCAGATATTAGTAAAACAATTAAAAAATCGTTATAATGATCCAACTATCAATAAACGATTTATTGTAGGTGTAGACCGAGCTAAAATGAAACTTTATGATGTATCACAAACTGCTCAAGAGGATTTGGTTGATACCGGGCAAGAAGTAGAGGCAGTATTCGATAAATTTAAAGATTTCAAAATGTAGAATATATAAATATAAGAAAACTTTGTGGAATATTATATATGAAATCCTATCAACAATTTCTTTTATCAGAAGCTGATACGTCAGATGCAACTAATGTTGAACAAGCAATTTGTGTAGCCTATAACGATTTAAAAGGGCATGACGATCCTGTTGCTGCAGCAGGTATAGAACCAAAAAATTGGACTAAAGTTAAAAAAGAATTGCGCCAAACAGGTAAAGCCGTAGCTAAAGACTTAGGCAATGTAGGTAAAGTTCTTATACATTCTGGATCAGGTTCATCTAAAACCTATTATGCAAAGGGTAGAGATGTTACACCTAAAACAGATTTATTTGGTGACAATAATAATCG